TTGTATTCGCGCGTGACCTCGATTGCGTCCCATCCCGGATAGACCGTGCCGTTGGCGACAACCGTCGCCTGCAAATTGAGGTTCGGCGTCGCCATTTAAGCCTCCGATAAAACCGTAAGTTGCGTCGGGCAGAAAATCGGGTTCGAGATGCCGTTCATGGCGACGATCTCGGCGACCTGCGTCGGGTCCTGGAAAAGGGTCTGCGCGAGGAAAAGCGCGTTGAGCGGCGAGGGGAAGGTGACGGTCGTAATCGAGGGCAGCGGGAAGGCGATGCCGTTGAGGCAGGCCGTGACCGCCGCCTGTAGGGCGATGAGCGCCTGGTAGACGACATTGTCGAAATTGTCGGCCGCGACTTCGATCGCCGCGCCGAAATTGGTCTCGACCTCGGCGATATAGGCGTCGACCTGATTGCGGCTCGTAAACGTCATCGCCGCGAGAATCTGCGCCTGCTCGGCGAGTGCCTGCCGCATGCAGAAATTGCTGATCTGAGCGCCAAGCGCGGTCTTCGGGTTTAAGGTCGTGATCAGGACGCGAACGATGTCCATCGTCTCGTAGGTCGCGCCCGCCGCGAGCGCCGCATCGAAACAGGCCTGGCAAGCCGGCCAAAAGGCGGACGCGCCGATATTGTTCCAGGGCGCAGCGGTGAACATCGCTGCGGCGCCAATCTGAAGCTGGCTGCACCGGAACGTGAGATCGGCCGAAAGCGAGGTTGCCGAGCCCGGCGCCGCGAGCGCGAGCGCGCCCAGAATCGCGTTCGTGACGCTGACGCCTTCGTTGAGGACGGCATTCATTGATGGATGATCCCGCCCTGGCCGAGCGGCGCCGCGACGCCGGTCCCGAATTGGTTGCCCCCGCCAAGCGCGGGATAGCCGAAGGCGCCCGGTTGCGCCGGAACGCCGGCCGGGGTGTTGAGATCGGTTGAACTCGCCGCAGCAGCCTGCACATTTTGCGCGGCGCTCGTGACCTGGCCTGCGGTGTCGGCGTAGGGCTGCGTTGAAATCGGCTGCCCGGCCTCGACGAAGGCGATGGCGAACTCGACCCATCCGCCGCGCTCGCGCCGCTCGGTGACGGTATAGGTGTCGACCTCGACCGCGCCGGGCGCCTCGTCGCTCATGTTTTGCAGGCCAGTCGGCAGGACGAGGACGCCCGGCCCAGGCGTTTCGAGCGCGGCGATCAACGCATCGCGCGCCTGAAAGACGTTGGGCATGAGGACCGGCGAATAAATGAGGTAAGCCTCGACCGGCCAATGGCGAACGCGCCGCCCCATATTTTCGGTCCAGGGGATATTCGCCTTCGGGAACTCGTGAGGAACGAGGCGGAAACCGGACCCGCGCGACTGGACCTCGACGTAAAACGGCGCGCCGTTATAGGACGCCGGTTGCAATTGCATTTGCCAGGGGGCGAGATTTTGAGCCAAAGTCCGGCCTAAGCGTTTGTCGCGTATGGCACCGCGCCGCGATCCATCTGAATTTCCTTGAACAGCGATCCCGAGGTCTTAACGCCTCCATCCGGCGCAAGCCCGCCCGCGAGTTTGATCGAGAGCGACGCCTCGCCCGTCACCTTCGAGCTTCCAGGCGTTTGGATGACGCCAGCCTTCCCCGCGTGATCGAGGATGTTGCTGGCTTGCTGTCCGGTCCCGCCTGTCTCCTCAAGCCGCTTGCGGATCGCGTCATAGCCCGGCGCCGCAACTGCGGGAGGCGGCTCGGCGGACTTGGGAGGCGGCGGCGCTTGCCCGGCCGCGACCGCGCCTTTGGCCGCCTGACCGATCGCTTCCCCAAGCTGGTTCTTAAGGCCAAAATAACTTGACGCGTCGCCCTCGCCACCCTTGCCGGTGTTGGGCATGTGAATGAGGTGCGGAGGATGCCCAGCGTCCTGACTTATCGCGTCGAAGCTGCCGTCGGCGTATTTCTTGGTCATGAACAGACCATGGTCCCGACCGATCCCCGGCGTCCCTGACCCGCCATAAGCGTATCGATCCGAGTCGCCATGCTGGCCGAAGGTGGCGAGCGCGGAGTTCTCAGGCACGTTGATCTCGGATTCGCCGCGCCGCCAATCGTGGACGTTGCCGACGTTGGTCATGCCCTGAATGAGTTTGACGCATTGATCCTTCGTGAGATTGGGATTGGCCTTCTTCACGCTATCTACAAGCTCGGCCGGTATCCCCCCGATCGAGGCGTTCCAGCCTTTGCCGGCGGCCGGCACAGCGGTTCCCGGAGCGGGAGGGGCGCCCTGTCCTGGCGGCGGCGAAAACTGCGTCGTGAGGTCGCCGATCGTTCGGCGTTTTTGGTCCTCGCCAAAACCGAATTGCTGCTCAATCATGCGGCGCGTGCGCGGCCCGAAGCGAGCCAGCGGGATGGTCGAGGCGACCTTGGCCTGCACGTCGCGCGGCGAATGCATGGCGTCGGGATACTGCGCGAGGTCGACGCCCGCCTTCGCGGCGAACTCGCGCCATGTCGGGGTGTTGATCTGGAAGTACCCTTGACTTCGCGTTCCCGGCCCGGCGACGTCCTTGTCGACCCCGCTGAAGATATTTCGGTTGCCGCTCTCGATGTTGGCCAGGGCGTCCATGAAGCCGCCGCTGCTCGCGCCCGGCGCGCCGCCCGGCGCACTCTCGCCTCCGCTACCGCCTCCGCCGCTGCTTCCTCCCCCGGAGCCTCCGCCTCCGCCGCCTGAGCCGCCAAGGCCGGCGCCAGCCGAACCGCCCGGCGCGCCGCCAGGGCCGCCGCCAGCCTCGAACGAGGCTTTGGAAACGCCGCCAGAACCGCCGCCCCCGTCGCCATTTTTTTGGGAGCGCATATATTGCCAGAAATCGATCATGCCGGCGTAGACGCCAATGCGCGTGCCCTGGCCGATGATCTGGATTTGGGTTGAGGCGTTCGATCCGGCCCCTGGTCCCTTCCCCTCATCCTCGCCGCCCGGAAAGAACGCCGACTTGTGAATCAGGCCCGGCCGGCTCGTCAGGTCCTCGGGACTGAGGCCAGGAATGACGGGCGCGGGCGCGGGCGCAACGACAGGCGGCAGCACGATCCCCGGCGCTTGCCCGGGCGCTACGTTGAGATCGGGCATCAGGTCCCACGGCTTCGGTATCGCGGCCTTGGGCGGCGCAGCGCTCGGCGCGGCAGGCTCAGGTTCAAGACGCTTCAGCGGACTCGGTTCGGCCGGCGCGATCGGCGCTGGCGCTGGTCCCTTCGCCGCGCCGCCGAGGATACCGCCAACGAAGGCGCCGGCGTCGCCCTGCTTTTTCGCGCCTTCCATCGCCTTCAAGCCCTCGGTCATGGTGTCGATGGTGAACTTGGCGGCTTTGCCGGTCGCCTCGAACGCCTCAAGCGTGCCCTTGAGGATTGCGGTGACGCCCGGCGCCCAAGCGGCGCCCATGTGGTTCTTGAAGTCGTCGAGCGCGTCGGACAGGTCCATCCACGCCAGCGCGGCGTCGCCCGCAGCCTTGCGCTGCTCATCGGTGAACCGGGATGTCGTCGCATTGATGCGCGCGAAATACTCTCTGATCTGGCTTTCGCTCTGAGTCGCAAACTCTTTCGGGAACCCGAGGAAATCGTACGCGCGGCGCCGGTCGCGCACGCTCAGCGAGTCCATGAAATGGATTAAGCCTTCGAGTTGCTGCTCACGCGGGAGGTTCTTCAGTGCCAGCATGGCGTCGCGGAGCGGCCTGAATTCAACGCCCTCGCCGCTGGCGAACAGCATGCGGAAAGCCGGCTCCGCGTTCTTCATTTTCTCGCTGAGCATGTTGAAATGCTCGAGCGCGCTGTCGACCGCCTCGCCGGTCGTGCCGATCCGAGGCGCGAGCCGTTCCCAGCGGCTGACCTCGTCATCGGTCAGGCCCGTCAGCATGCCCTCGCGCCCGAGACGCAAGCTCGCGTCGCCGAAGCTTTTCGCCGCAGCCGTCGCGACGCCGATCGCGCCGGTCAAGGCGCCAAGCCCCGCGCCGGCCTCGAAGGAGAGCGAGGCGATCTTTTCGAGGCCGGGGAGGAAATCCGTGCGCGTAATGTCGGCCGTCGCCTTCATGCTGCGCCACAGCTTGCGATACGCCTCATCGTGCTTGATGGTCGTTTTTGCGCCGTCGTCGGTCGCCTGCTGCCCGCCTTTCGCGGCGCTCCGCATTTTTTCGATCATCTGCTTGAGGCCCGCCGAGGCGCGGTCTTCGAACATGGCGATCAAGCGCAGTTCGTCGTCGGCCATTTTTATCCTCACTGCGCCTTGATGCGCTTCAGCGCGACGATCGCGCGATCGTAGAGGCGGACAAGCGCGCCGGCCTCAAGCTCGAGGAAGTCGAGGGGTGAGCAATGGAAGACGATGCCGAGTTCGACCGCCCGGTCGATCATCCAGTCCCTTTCATCGGAATAAAAAAAGGCGCGATCGCCCATGCGCACGCCATCAAATCGTTCGGGTCGAGTTGCCAAAGCGACGACGTTGGGAGGCCGCTTAGGCGCTGCAACATCGGGGCGATCTTTTCCAAAGCCGGCTTGACGCGGTGACTGTCCGCCCAAGGGTCGAAATCGATCGGATTCCCGAGCTCGAGGATATCCTTGCCGGTCGGTTTTCGGAATCTGATGCTTGTGACCTCGTCTTTCATGTTGTGAATGGGCTTGGCGAGTTCGACGGTGACTGAACCGTCTGCGGCCGCCACGGGCGCGCCGTCTGTCTTCTCTGTATCCGGCATGAGCTTAAGCCTCCTTTAGCCTTGCGCGGAAATGGGATTTTTTATGCGCCGCCGACGATTTCCTCCATCGTGAGCCCTTCGAGCGTGACCTCGACGCGGCCGTCATGCGCGTCGATCTCGAACGCCGAAGTGGCCCAGCAATTGGCGAGAACGTAAGTGTTGCCGTTCGCGAGCGCGACCTGAGCTGTCGAATTGGTGAGGTTCTCAAGGTCGACGATCGAAAGCTGGTTGCCGATCGACCACTCGCCCTTGATCTGGGGAACGATCGGCTCCTCGATATAGCCGTGCACGTAATCCTGGCCCGCGACGCCGGTGCGTTTGACCGTCATGCCGGTGACGCGAAAATTGCCGCGGGCCTCGTATTGTGTTCCATCGACGCGAATCGTCATCAGGCCTCCGATGCGCTGTGTATTGTCGGTCGCCATGGGTCAGGGCTCCTTGGGGGAGGGCGCGCGGGCGCGCGAGGACGGGCGCCAGGCGGCCTTGGAGGCCGGCCGGCTAGGGAGAGAGGCGGGGGATTTGGGCGAGGGGCGCTGGCGGGCCGCCTAAGTGGTCACGACCGGCGGGTAGAGCAGCCGGAACTGCGCGAGCAGCGCGAAGATGCGCAGTTGGCCGGCGAGTTGCGGAGGCCAGAGCACGTTGACGCGGTTCGGGTTCACCGAGTCGATCTCGACCACCAAATTGTTGGAAAAGTCGGTGAGGTCGCTGACCAGGCCGTTCCACTGCGCACCAAGGAACTCGGAAATAAGCTCCGCCTGGATGTCCATCGGCGTGACCGCCGCTTGGCCCGGTCCGATGCGGGTGCCGTTGGGGATGAGCTTGACGCGGCCATATTTGGTCGTGATCGCCGCGTTCATGTCCATGAGCAGCGTTTGCAGCGTCGCGAGGACGGTCAGCAGCGCGAAAGCCTGATCGGGCTGGCCGTAGCTGTTTTTCTGATACTGAGTTTGCTCGCGCAGGATTTGCGGGACGCCGCCAGGCGCGACCGCCTGGATCGCGAAGCCGCCATTCGTCAGATTGTTGAGTTCGGCCTGCGAAAAGCGGTTCTGAAGCGAGGCCGGGAGGATTCCCGCCAGTTGCAGGGTTTGAAGCGGACGGGCCGGGTCGTCGCTGAAGCCGAGGGCCGCCTCGGCGGTGTAAGCCGCCGCCCATTCCCAGATCGGGGCCGGTGCCAGCGGCTCGACGATCATGGTCGACATGACCGGCGAGTTGATCGTCAGGCCGAAGGTGAGCGCGTCGGCGTAATCGTTGCGATAGACGTTGCAGATGAAGCCGTATTGCTGGCGGCTATAGTTCCAGCGGCCCGCCGACCCGAAGCCGAACTCGGTGTTCCACAACGAGTTGGTGGCCGAGTCGGTGTAGGGCATCCCGACGTAAAGATACTGATAGCTCTGAATCGCAGCGATCGCGGCGGTGAACGAGGGCGCGCCGGCGCCGCTCGCCATCGCGGTGACCGTGCAGGTCAGGCCCGCGGGCAGGATTTCGCCGTTCGGTAAGCCCTGGAAATTGGGGATGACCGAGATGTCATTGCCGGTGAGGCCCTTCCACGTGCAAGTGAGGGCGACCGAGCCAGCGGTTGCGACCGCGGTGACCGGCAATTGCGTATTGGCGTTGATCGCCGCAGCGAGGTTGACGCCGATCGACGTCGGCGTGTCGGTCGAGGCGACGAGGACCGAGACGACTTGGCCCGCGATATAGATCGTGAGCACGCCCGCGGCGGTGACGGTGCCTGCGAGGAGGATGACCCCGGTCGCGGCGACGCCGGACCCCGGGTCGGCGACCGGCAGGCAGTAGAGAAGCTGATTGACGTTGTTGTTGAGCCAAGCCGCGACCATGCGCGCGAGCATGGAGCCGGTGCCGAAAAGCAGGTTCGCCTGCGCCGCCGAACCGACCGCGATCGGGACATTGGGCGTTGCGATGCCGGCGAGCGAGCCGGAGGTGTACATCTGACCGACGAGCAGCGCCGGCTGGGTTGTCGTCGGGTTGATCGCCTGACTGCCGTCGACGGTCGCCCAAAAAAGCGGGAGGTTCCAATTTTCCGGGACTTGGGTTGCAATGGACATGAGTCAGCGTCCCCTTTTTGGAGGATTTGGAGATGACGGGTTCGGCGGGAAGGAGCGTTGCGCAGCGATCGAGGGCCGCGGCGAAGGGATGGCGGTCGCGCAAGGCGATGAAGCGCGCAGCGAAGGCTTTCGATGCAGCGGACGTGAAGATCGCCGAGAAGCGGCTAGGCGAGCCGCTGAAGGAGGTTTGGCCGCCTAACGGCCTTTATTGGCGCGAGGTCGATTTCTCGGGCTGGTCGGCGGATTTTTGAGCCTGGGCGCGATGGAACGCGGCCATCTCAGGGTGGCCTTGCGTCTCGAAGAAGTGGGCGAGATCGGTGTGCGCGCGCGGCGAGCCGAGCGAGTCCTTGTAAGCCTTGTCCTTGTCCGCCTCCTCGCCGCAAATCCCCTGGACGATCATGCGGCAGGTGAAGCCGTCGTAAGGCCATTCGCTGCCCTCGGGCTTGAGCGGGACCCCGCACGGGTGCACAACGTTGAGCGCGGTCGCCTTCATCGGGTAGACGATCATCTTCAAAGGCTCCTCAAGTGGCTAAAAAGGCGAAGGGCGGAGGGTCATTCCAGTTCTGGCTGTTCGAGGCCAGAAACGTGACGGCGCCGGGCGCGACGGGCACGTAGCCGAAGCGAAAAAAGAGGGCGAGATTGGCCGGCGTTGCGGTGAACGAGCCGGTTCCGCCCGTGAATGTTCCGTTGACGGTTGGGATAAAGAGGCCGCCCGCGCCGTTGTCGGAAATCGTGATCGTTTGGGCGCCGGTGAAGCGCGCGCCGGCCTCGAGCATGACGTTGAAGGGGCCGGCCGCCGCGAAGGGCGCGCCGCTGGTCGGGCCGATGATGCCGTAATTGATATTGCCGACCTCGTAGCGGGCCGAGAACTGCTCGTCGCCCTGGTAGGGCGGGATTTGGACGTCGATCTCCTCAAGATAGTTCGGCGCGGCGGGCGAGTAGATCAACCGATACTTGAACGTGATCATGAGCGAAGCCTGAAGCAGGTAGGCTTCGCTTTGCTGCTGGATCAGTTCGCGCCGGTTCTCGACTGCGGTCACGCCCTCGAACCAGAACAGGCTATTTTTTGGCGGACTGGTAAAGGTCGCGTCTTCAAGCAGGGTCTTGAGGATATTGCCGGTATCCGTGTCGGCCGAGCCGTCGAGGACGGCGGGATCGGAGAACGAGCGAACCGTCAGGACGCCGATCGTGCCTTCGGCGATGAAGCGGATTGCGCCGACGTTCTCGTCGCCGTCCGGGGTCATGCGCTCGCGCATCATGACGACCTGTAGAAGCGGCAGGTCAGCCGCGTTGAGGGTCGGCGCTTGCACGCGACGCGCGAGGCCCCAAGCCCGAGCGCCGGCCGGCTGGACCGTCAGAGCGCGCGCGAAAACGGCGTCCCGCAAGGCGGTGACGTTGGTCGACATTTCGTCTCCGCGGTCAATCCGGGCAGTTTTCCGAAGCTCTCGAGACGCCGAAGGTGCGTTCCGACCTGGTGGGGACCCGGAGTCCTACAGCTTCCCAGAACTCCCGCGCCGCCCCGTCGAGATCGTAGTTCGGGCCGAAGGTGACGGCGCCGGTGTCGAGGTCAATCGAGACCATGGCGCCTTTCCGACCGGCGAGGTTCCAAGTGAGCGGCCCCGCCTGAAAGCTGTGGTGAACGATCTTGTCCATCTTCGCCTATCTATCCGCTTCAGCCTCCCACGCGGCGCGCGCGTAGGCCTCGAAATGCGCCCGCGCTGCGTGCGGGTAGTGGAGCATGAAGTAAAACCGGACGATATCCGATGTGTCTTCCCAGGAATCGCAGCGCACCGCGTTATCCCGAGACGTTGACCGGCTGTCCGGCTTTGAGAACGAGGGTCGCGCCGCCTTGACCATCTGGCCTCACCTTATCGACTGTGAATGAGCACGGGCCGAAGCTCGAGAGCGGCGGGTTCTGGGGGGTGAGAACCAGCGCGTAGCCGACCTTCGGAATGACGGGGAACTCCGCAAGGCTGATGCCAAGCGAGATGACGACGGAGGCAAGCGCCGAGCCATCGTCGAGGATGAGATCGGTCTCGCGGTAGGCGTAGCTGCCGCGCCCGGTGAAGGGCGGCGTTCCGTCGTTTGGCGTGAAGGCGACCGGGATCGCGAAGGCGTTCATCGCGGCCGGCAGGACCAGCGCGCCAAGATTGACGGCTGTCATCGACGGATGATCTCGACCTCACGCCCATAGGACGGCCCGTTGCCGAGCGGGAGCGCCGGCGCGTTGGGGTCGACAAGGTATCCCGCCTGGCGAAGGTGGGGGACCTCCTCGGCCGGAATGTCGAGCTCCTGCCCCTCGGTGAAGGGGACGAGCGCGGGCGTGAAGATTTCCTCGCCGGTGTCGCCCTTGCGGCCCTGGAAGGTCTTGCGACGAGGGTCGGGAACGTAGATCGTGCGCCCGCGGGCGACCGTGACATGGGCAAACTTAGGCTGTTCCCGCAGAGTTTCCGGCACGTTTCTTCACTCCTCAAACGTGGTCAAAAAAAGCGACATGGGAAACGCCGAAAGCCGAAAACCGGCGCTTTCGGCTTTTTAGGTGTAGACCGCAGGGCAGGCGGTGATGCCCATGGCCGCATTGACGCGGGCCGGGATGACGATCGGCGAGCACTGCATCATCAGGTATTGTTGGGCGGGGTCGTTGCTCGTCCAGGTCTTCGGCGCGAACGGCATCGAGGCATAATTGAACGCTGGGTCGAGGATGGTGCCGAAGGCGCGAATCCCCATCATGTCCGGGCCTGACAAGATAACCGTGCCGTCCGGCAGCATCGGGTATTCCTTGTCGAGCGTCTGGGTGTCGGTGGTCGCCGGGGCGGTGATTTCCGTCCCCATATCCACATACCAGTCGTTGAAAAGCCAAAGATCATAGGAACCCCAGCGGCCCTTATAGATCGCGCCTCGCCCGATCTGAGCGCCGATGTTGATCGCCGAGCCGAACTGCGAATTGAGCGCCGGCCAAAGGGTGACGCCTTTCAAGACAGGGTCAGCGATGAACCCCGCCCAGCTCGAGGTCGTGAAGATGATGTCCTTCATGATCGCGCCGGACTGCTTGAGCACGTTACGCTGCCAGGCCTCGATGTTGCCCGTAGGCGAGGCGGTGCCCGCGATGACGTTCGGGACTGTCCACTGCGCCGAGCCGGTGAGCGCGACGGTGTTGAGCGCGTTGCGGCCGAAGTCGATCAAGACGGTCGGGAAGCCCTCGCCGGCGATGGTGACGGTCCCGGTCAAAAGCGCCTGGGCCGCCATCCATTCGAGGCGGCGCGTCAGCATGTCGAGCTGGTCGGCCATCTCGAAGGCGAGATTCGCCATGGCGCGGTCGCCAGGATCCATCGTGCCGCCGATCCGCTCGCCGATCATGCGTCGAACCGGGCGCCTTAAATCCGGCGCGCGCTTGTCTTTTACGTACGCAGGCTTGAACACGTTTGTCTGGATGCGGCGAGCCTCGACGAGCTTGCCTTCGCTGAGCGGCGAGACGAACGGCGCGATGCGGCGCTTACCGACATCCACGTCGATGGCGACGAACTCCGTCTCGCTCGTGATCATGGTTGGAAAGAAGCGGTCGAGCAGGAAGGATTGCGCGACCTTCAAGTTCGGCACAACTCCGACAAGGGCAGCGGTGTCGTAAATCAGGTTTGTGCCGGTCGGCCCGACTTGGCCCACGGTCGCCATAGGCATGGTTAAGCTCCTTCAAGGTGGGGGAAGTCGATTTTCTGGACCGACTTTGAGGGGGGAAAAATCGACTGCTAAGTCGGATCGTCCGCGGAGACGGGGAACTTGATGAAGATGCCGAGCGCCCGCATCATTTGCTTGAGCGTGTAGATGTTCCACGACGGGTCCATCGAGGTCATGTTGGCGATGAAATTGCCGTTGAACTCGCCGCCGAGATAGACGCCCGACGTGACCGTCGAGCCGCTCGGATAGAGGCCGCCCTGGGTCGGGTCGCAGAAATCGGTCAAGAGCCCGACCGGGACCTCGCTGCCGTCGCTCGCGCCCGCCTGGCAGAGCTTATAGACGCCCATCGCGGTTGGGGCGCCGGTCAGGATGAACTGGTCGCCCGCCGCGATGCCAGCGCCCGTCGTGACGGTGAAGTTGAGTTGGGCGTTCTTGTACGCTGTGCCGACGACGCCGGGCGGAAGCGCCTCGCCATGCGGATCGGTGACGGTGAAAGCGGTCGTCGAGGTCAGCGCGATCGTATAGTTGCCGGACTGGATTTGCGGGCCGGCCGAGATCGAGCCGATGGTCTCCGCGCCGGTGTTCGCGGCGCCGCCCGAAAAGGTCGAGCCGCCAACCGTGAACGCCGTCGCATCCGAGGTCGCAAGCGTGAAGGCGTTAGGCGCCGTGCCGACCGCGGTCGAGGTAATGTCGATCTTCGACGAATTGTTCGCGTCGATCGCATAGGTGAAGAGTCCGAGGACCGGATCGCTGGTCTGGCTGTTGAGATATTCGACAAGCGCCGCCGCTTGGGCGGCCGTCGAATAGGGCAGCACGTTGGAAATCCATTGCGTGCCGGGCGGCGGAAGCTGATCAACCCACCCTTCGGGAACCGAGTTGAAGGTGATCGCCGTCGTGAGCGAATTGGCCCCGAAGGTGATCGTGTCGGCGGTGACAGGCTCGGCCGCGACAATGAGCGAATTGGTCGCTGCGGCCTTGCCGGCCGACGCGACCGCGGTGCCGAACTTGGTCTGGCCCATGGGCGTCCCACGCAAGAGCGGGGTCGTGCCAAAGACCTGAACCGTGTCGGTGACGAGGTTGAGGTTGCCGATCACCAACTGATCGGGCAAATATGCCTCACTGACCGCGATCGGCCACTGAGGGTTGTCGCCGACCGGGATAGGGTTGTTGATAGTCATGAGCCTTGCTCCTTGTTGAGCGGCGACAAATCAGTGTCGTTTTCGAGTCGTTTGGAGCCTCAGCGCCGAACGGCGTCGGGGTCTTCGCCTTGGGCGATC